CTTGTGAATCTTCACTGTCTTGGAGTGCAGTCAATTTGGATATTGCACTTTCCTTGATTGTCTCAAATTTTGTTTCCAAAGTTTTAGTGTCTTCGGAAACAATTTGAAAAAATTCTTTTTTAGAATTTTCGTCTAAATTAAGTATGTAATTATTAACTGTTTGGTTTGCAACCGCAACCATAGAACTAATTGGGATATGTATACTTTCTTTAATAGATTCTTTAGTTGACGTGATAACCTTTAGAATATTTTTCTTTGCATTTACTCTTTCAAGTAAATTAACTCCTTGGCTGTAAACTAATGTATCAATTTCAGTATAATTGTTTTCAGTTTTTTCGGAAAGACTAATCGGAAGTTTAATACTTGGTAAAATCTTATTTAACAGAGAAATCCCCTCCTCTATAAAATCCTTCGCATCCTGTTCACTTAATCCTTGAGGTGAACTCAGTTGGTCATATATCGCGTATGCTTTAGACATAGCTTTATTACTCAAAACGTTGTGTTTGAATTCTCGTAAAGTCTTCTTGAATTCAGTTTCATTTTTGTATGATTCCAAGAGATTTTTTTCAATTAGGGATTTTATTGTTCCGAAGGTCATTGTGTTTTTTACAATAAATATTATGAGTTTAATAACTTATCTAAGTGTTTTGAAATTTCTCCCAAAGAATCTTGTGCTTGACCCAAATTTATTATTTGCGACCCTTCGATTAAATTATTTTCCACTAAAATGTTCATGTCTTTTTTCCTTGATTCTGGAGTTACTTCTGCCGCGGGAGGAGCTTCTTCTCCACCTCCAGCCGGTGCTGTCTCAAGGTCTCCACCAGGAATCTCACTACCTCCACCGAATGATGGTGGAGGTCCTAATTCTTCCCCTCCATCCATTGTAGTGGCCGCCCCTGCGGTTGGTGTTGCCCCTGTGGCACTTCCGTAAAGTTTATCTATATTATCAAACAATCCTGTTTTTGTTATAACTGTCGGAGTCGCCTTTAACTCTTCTCCTACAGCTCTTTCAACTCTTTGTTGTTGTAAATCCAAACGAACTTCATCATCTGACCATCCAAATATATGTTTCTTGGCCCATGTAGATGAGGTAGCTTGAATTCCATTTCCTGGATCTGCAACTAAGTCTTTATATAACAATACTTTTTCCTTCCAAACATCAATTTTCAATAAATCTGCTTGTGTGGATGGATTTGTTAATCCAATTGTAAAGTTTTCTAATTCATCTTCAAATCCCAATAAAAATAGGTGTACAATTGCAATCTTATTAAGTTCTGCAACCATACTCTTTTGAATTCTGTTGATTGTACGGGCAAATCGGATATCTTGTAATGCCAAATTTTTACCATCACCTACCACTTCTTCAAATCCTAAGAAAGCTTTAGGTACTCTCAATGCCGTCAATAATTTCTTTTGAATATATTCAATATCGGCAATTTCAGACAAGTTAGTTGCTCCAGGTAATGTAGTAATTGGATCTGGAGCTGCCGGATCACGAACAGGAATAAAGAAATCTTGGTCAACGGCCATTTGATTGAATCTCATGTCTACGTTTCCTGTTTTACTATCTACAACTTGTTCTCTTTTGAATTTGTTTGCAACACGCTGTACATACGCTTCTACATCATCATCGTTCATGTTACCGACAAAGACCTTAAATAACTTTCTTTCGGGTGCTCTTGATGTTCGATAAATCAACATAGCGTCTTCACAAAGTAATAATTGTTTCCAAATACGTCTAGCCTTTTCTAACATAGACGTTCCATAAGGAAGTTTTCTATCATCACCTAATAATCTGAAGTGAGCCATCTCCCAAGATTGGAATTCCATATTTTTATTTTTCCAAGTGAAGTGTAATCCTTTTTTGTCCTTATCGACCTCATTTTTTACATCGACAGAAATTTTACCACTTGCACCAACCTCATGTCTTTCAATTTCTATAGTTGGTAATTGTTGACATCCTACAATTCCTTTCTCAGGGTCTAATTTCAAATAGACGAAATTGTCTCCATACTTACATGTATTACGTGTCCACATTGGTAAGTTGGTGTTGATATCTAAAGCGTTGTTGAATAAATCTGCGAGTACTCCCTTTATTCTTTTTGACTCTGAATAAATTTGTAGTATGAATCCATCTTCATTTGTGGTGGTGGATTCTTCAGCATAAATGTCTAAAGCCGCTGAAATCTCAGGAGTATATTCCATCGATTCATAGTCGTATTGTGCGGATAGTCTCGTTGGTTCATAATAAATTGCTTGAGAATAAAGATTATTCTCAACCTTAGCCCATTGATTGGTAAGATAATATGTTTGTTGTGCTTGAAGTTTTTCTTTCTCATATTCCTCTCTACTCTTTGTGCGTAGGAGTTCCTTTTTATCAAACTTGAATGTTGGATAATCTTGATTTAATAATGAGTTAGGTCCAAATGTTTGTGACAGTCTTTGCCAAACCGTCATATTTTGTTCTGCCATAATCTAAATTTACTCTTTACCTCAGTAATATAAATAGTTATCTAGCACCAAATAACCATCCATATTTTTGGTAATCTGCTTTAGATGCCCCATTATTATTCAAGTGGGGGTCTCGACCCATTTGAGGCACCAATGGGTTAAAAAAATCTGAAGTATTTTTATTTTCATTCATCACGGTGGACCACGAATTCAACATGGCTTTTGTGTGATTAACAACTTTAGTCAATGATTGAAATGACTTTTCCGCGACATAAATTGCCATTGATAGTCCCATGATACAGTCATCATGTTGTCCTTTCTGGTGGTCGGGTCTTCCATGAATATATATAAAGGTATTCATCTCATTGTATGTCCTATGAGAATATATTTTGAATCCGTGTCTAACCCCCTCTTCAAATGCTGCAATAATTTGAACTCTTTTTGTATTGAAGTTAATACCCGGAATTTTTTCATTGATTTTCGGGTCCCACTTCCATTTGTTAGAAGTATCAACTCCATCAACATATAATCCAGGTTGATATTGTAATTCTTGCATTTTTCTGGCGGTTGAAACCCCCATACCACCCGTGATATCAATTACACAGAATGCGTTGTACATGGTTCCCCACTTATAAGCAATTTCGGCTAAAACATCGGGAGGGATTTTACCAACATATTCTAATACTTGTTCCCGTTCATCAAAGTCAATGATTTGGATTGATGAAAAATCCTCAGAGTCACCACGAGAAACGTCAACTCCCATAACATACTTATGGCCATTTACAGGTTCCTTAAAAATCCACAAAGCATTACCCATAAGTTTGGCTTGTGGAGCCCTTAGTTGGTTTTTGGAAATGTTCTGCATTAGATCTGAATCGAATACGTTATCACCCGATCCTAAGAAGTTACATTCAAGTTCTTGAGCAACTTTACGTCTATCGTACTTGAGTTTTTTTACCATTCCCTCAAACCATGCAGAACACGGTTTATACCCTTGAGAAATATAATCTGTTACAATAGTATGATCTCTTTCGTAAGGATTATCATTGGCTAAGTTAATTACAGTATCTACAGGGTAGTCTTCTCGATTCAAAAGATAATGAACCAAATCATTTGTCTTTACCACGTATAAATCTTTGGTGTAACGAGGGTCTCGATACCAAAACATTTCAGAGATTTTGAAATCATTCATTCCTCTTAACGCTTGATCATATATTTCATAATATATTGGGTCGTAACCGTTTGGTGTGGAAACTACAATAACTTTACCACCCGTGGATAGTGACGCCATACAAGCAGACCAGAAGTCTCCATCAGCCTCGATAAAGGCCGCTTCGTCAAAAATAAGAATTGTCGGTGTATAACCTCTAAGAGCATCTTTGGATGTTGCCACCGCTTTAACCTCACATCCGTTATTAAGTTTGAAATGTCTTTGAGAGTTTTTTTCTACTGAAAACCCGATTCCAACCCAATCAGGCCATTGTTCAATAAACGCCCGTATCTTATTGGCCATTTCCACTGAAGTATCCAACTTGTTGGCAATGATTAGAACTTTTTCAGGTTTTTCCTTTCTTGCAAACGCAAGTTTTTTTGAGGCCCAAGCCGCGGTTACAGTTGAAACCCCCGCTTGTCTGTATTTTAATGCAATGTTTTCGTTGTAGCTTTCGTAATCTTCAAGTAGTGAAACTTGGTCAGGAAAAAGTTCTAATGGGACATA